TAATGTCACCTACAGGAATGAATGAAAGAGACATGGGTGTAGCAGAAGCTAACATGGAAATGGAAGCAGAAGAAGATGCAGACTTTGGAGATATGGATGCTATTATAGATACATCAGCTTTATCAGAAGAAGAAGAAAAAATTTTAGATGATGCAGTTGATATGACTCCAGAATTAGAAGCTATCATTCCTAAATTAGTAGCAACAGAATTTACAGAAGATGGAGAAGTAGAAGGACCAGGAACAGGAACTTCAGACTCTATCCCAGCACTTTTATCAGATGGTGAATTTGTATTTACAGCAAAAGCAGTTAAACATCTTGGTGTAGATAAATTAAGAAAGATGATGAAAGATGCAGAAGCAGCTTATGATTCAGGTATGCAAAGTCAAGAAGCTGATGCTGCAATGGCTGAATAACAGAATTTATAGAGAAAGGTAACTCTATGGATAGACAAGCTACCTTCTAGAAATAGAAGCCCTTGTAGTTTTGTTTTTAACCCAAACACCTACCTTAGCTACCTTCAGTTAAGAAGCCCTAAAGGAGGACACAATGAGTGATAAAACAAAAGAAGGAAACAAAGTTCAGGCGAACCCTTACAACATGAACAAGTCTTGGCATACACCAGATGTAATGCCAACAGAACTTAACAATGCTGATAGTGGTTTGTTTGTGCCAAACCCTGCTAGTAATAGAAGTGAACCAGAAGCTACTGCTCAAGAGAGCAACCCAGAAGGTTCAACTGAAAATACTGCAGCAACTATGGATAAGGTCCAAGATTCTGCATTAAATGTAGAAACTAACCCTTATAACAAAGTTGATTACAAAAAGAGATATGACGACCTAAAACGATATTATGATAGGAAGTTAGGTGAGTGGACATCTAAGGAAAATGACCTCAAGACTCAGTTAAGAGATAATAGACCTAAGTATCAACCACCAAAATCAAAAGAAGAGCTTGAAGCTTTTAAGAATGATTATCCTGACATATATGGAGTTGTGGAAACTGTATCTCACTTGCAATCTGAAAATCAGATGCAAACTTTACAAGAAGAAGTTGAATCTTTGAAAAAAAGAAATGAAGCTTTAGCTCAAAGAGAAGCTCAACTAGAGTTAGGAAGATTACATCCAGACTTTAATGATATTAAAGAATCAGATGATTTTCATAACTGGGCAGACTCACAACCCATGGAAATTAAATCATGGATTTATGAGAACAACTCTGATGGTAAACTTGCTGCAAGAGCAATTGACTTATATAAGAAGGACCGAGGACTTGGTTTAGATAAAAAAACTGAAACGAAGACTACAACGCAAAATCAAGGTGCAGACTTGCTAGTTAAAACTAGAGAACAAGTTCAAGTACCTCAATCTAACGAAGTGGTTTTCAATCGTTCTGATATAGCTAATATGTCAGACGAAGAGTTTATGCAGTATGAAAAAGATATTGTAAAAGCTCAAAGAGAAGGAAGAATTAGATAATTTTTCTTTCGTTTTTTATTAACCAATAACTAAGAAAAGGAGTTTAACTATGCCTAAATTTCAAGGTGGTTCAACTGACAACTTTCTTACTTCGGTTGCTGGACAAACTAATGGGTTTTTTATTCCAGAAATCTATTCTAAGAAAGTTCAAATCGCACTTAGAAGAGCTGCTGTTGCAGAAGCAATCTGTAACACAGACTATATGGGTGAGATTTCAAACTTTGGTGATACAGTAAACATCATCAAAGAACCTCAAATATCAGTAGCAGACTACACAAGAGGACTTGCTGTAGCTTCTACTGACTTAACAGACCAAGAACTTGTTCTTACAATTGACCAAGCGAAGTCTTTCTCTTTCAAAATTGATGATTTAGAAAGAAGATTCTCTCATGTCAATTTCCAAGCGATTGCTGCTGATAATGCTGCTTACAAGTTGAAAGATGCAATGGATGCTAACATCCTAGCTGCTATCTCTGCTGGTGTAACTGCAAACACAGGAACATCTCTAGGAATGGGAACAACTTCAGCTCCGATTGATATCGGATTTGCTTCAGGTGAAGTAGACCCTCTAAATCAAATGGCACTTGCTGCTAAAAATTTAGATGTCGCTTCTGTTCCTGAAGAAGGTAGATACTTTGTAGCTCATCCTGAGTGGTACAATGAACTATCAAACACAGCTTCTAAATTGTTATCTGTAGACTTCAACGCAGGTCAAGGTTCAATTAGAAATGGTTTGGTTGCATCTGGACAACTTAGAGGATTCTCTATGTACAAATCTACTAACCTTCCAACTAACGACTTATCAGGTACTGGTTCATCTGCAGGTGGTTCTGCTACAGCACCAGAAGTTCTATTCGGTCATATTAGTGCAGTATCTGCTGCATCTGCTATGAACAAAGTAGAAACTGTTAGAGATACAAGTACATTCTCTGATATCGTTAGAGGTCTAATGGTATGGGGTAGAAAAGTATTAAGAGATGACGCAGTAGGTAAAATTATCTACAAACTTGACTAATACTTAGTCTCTACGACTGTATTGATGGAGGGGTTGTAATATACCCCTCTATCTAACTAAAAGGAAAAATTATGATAGATAATATAAAAACAAAATTTAAATGTTTATTAGATGATGCAAAACATTTTTGGATGTTTCATAGAAAACTTTCATTAGCTGTTATTGCAGGTTTAATAATTTTATGGATATTAATATAAGGAGATTATAATATGCCAATGAAAAAAGCAAAAGCTGGTGGTAAAACATCTAATAGAGGAAAATATTATGGTGGTGGCATGATGTCAAAACCTAGAACTAAAAAAGGTCATGGTGGTGTAATGGTCATCAAAATGACAAAAGATAAAAAGAAAAAATAATTTAAAATGGGATTACTATCTTCACCTGCCTGGACTAGAAAAGAGGGTAAGAATCCTAAAGGTGGTTTAAATGCTAAAGGCAGAGCATCTTATAATAAAGGTCGAACTAAGACTGGTAAGAAAAGAAATCTAAAACCACCTGCACCAAATCCTAAAACTAAAAAGGATAAAGGTCGAAGAAAGAGTTTTTGTGCAAGGATGCGTGGTATGAAAAAGAAACTTACTTCAGCTAAAACAGCAAGAGACCCTAATTCAAGAATTAATAAATCATTAAGAGCATGGAATTGTTAAATGGCTAAAACATACTTATCATTAGTAAATGACTTACTTGTAGAAATAAACGAACCTGAATTAACTTCAGTAGCTAATGCAGTAGGTGTACAAAAACAAGTTAGTAAATGTGTAAATAGAGCATACTTTGATATTGTAGATGCTGTAGATAATTGGGCATGGTTAGCTACTAATACTCCTCAAAATGAATATTATGGAAATACATTTATAGAAACAGTTGCAGGTACTAGATGGTATCTTTTAAAAGCTGGTTCTACAAGTGTAGATACAGATTATGATGCAGTTGATTGGGATAGATTTACTGCAACAACAGAAGGTGTTAGTGGAAAATCTGCACCACATACAATTAATAAATTAGGTTTTGTTACTTTAGATGTATGGAGAAATACTTATGCAAGAAGTGAAGAAATAGATAAGTCAAATAGTTCACCTGCATATGGAGTACCATTAAGAGTTATAAGAAGTTCTGATGGTAGAAGATTTGGATTATCACCAATACCTGATGATGTATATAGAATTTATTTTAATGCTTATAATAGACCATCTGAATTATCAAATGATACAGATGAAGTTTTATTTCCTGAACAATACAAACCTGTATTATTAGCAAGAGCAAGATATTTTATTTATCAATTTAAAGATAATATTGCTCAATCACAATTAGCATTAGACGAATATAAAAAAGGTTTACAACAAATGTCTGACAAGTTAAATTCACCACAACCTAAGTATATGTCAGATGTAAGATTTACTTATTTATTACCATAGGATAAAATTATATGCCAACACAAGGAGCTTCCATTACAGTACAAGGTGGATTAGATTTAGTATCTAGTTCTCATGCATTGTTTAGAACACCAGGAGCTGCAACTAAATTACAAAACTTTGAATCTTCTACAACTGGTGGATATAGAAGAATAAGTGGTTATACAAAATTTGGTGGAGCTAGTTCAGCTATACCTTCAGGAGTTTCAACAGAATCTATAGAAGGATTATTTCCTTATGCAAATGGTGTAATAGTTTGTCAAGGAGATGATATTTATTGGAGTACAACTGGTACAAGTTATACTCAAATTAATAAAGATACTTATAAAACTAAAACAGGAACAGTTTCTGTAACAGCAGGTAGTCCAACAGTAACTGGAAGTGGTACAGCTTTTACAACAGAGTTTGCTGCTAATGATAGAATACAAATTAATAATGTTAACTATAGAGTATTATCTATAACAAGTGATACAGTATTAACTTTAGATTTTAATGTAGTTACAAGTATAAGTGGACAAGCTGTTAAAAAAAGTGGTATGTCTACTTCAGATTTATCTAGTGCAACAGTAGTACCTAGAACAAATCAATCTAATATTCAATTTGTTAACTATGAATCTGAAGGTACTTATGGTACTGTTTATCTTACAGATGGTAATAATAAAATAGCTGAATTTCAAATAGAATTAGATGGTGGTTCTAATGTATTTCATTTTGAAACATTAGAGAGGTCTACACCTGTTAATCCTAAAAGATGTACAATATTTGCTGAAAGATTAATAGTAGCTGGTCAATCAAATGCTGATAGTACAGTTGCATATAGTACTAGATTAAAACCATATGATTTTACTGGTGCTTCTGCAGGTTCAATAGATACTGGAGATGTAATTGTAGGTATAAAAGTATTTAGAAATAGTCTAGTCATATTCTGTAAAAATAGTATTTATGAGTTGACAAACCTAGATTCTACCCCTATACTTAAATCAGTAACCAAAAATATAGGTTGTGTAGATGGAAATACAATCCAAGAGATAGGTGGAGATTTAATATTCTTAGCACCTGATGGATTAAGAACTATTGCTGGTACAGCTAGAATTGGTGATGTTGAATTAAGTTCTATTAGTAGAAAAATATTACCACTTATAAATGATTTATTAGATAATATATCTAGCTATACAATATCTAGTATGGTTATTAGAGAAAGAAGTCAATACAGATTATTTTATTTTCAATCTGGTCAAGCAGCTTCTGCTCAAAAAGGAATTATAGGAACTTTTAAATTTGATGCCAATGGTGTTCCTGCATTTGAATGGAGTGAAACAGTTGGTATGGAAATTAAAAGATGTACTTCAGACTTAGATATAAATAATAAAGAAGTACAATTTGGTTCTAATGAAACTGGATATGTATATCAATTAGATACTGGAAATAGTTTTGATGGTTCTAATATAAATGCACAGTTTCAAACACCAGATATGGATTATGGTGATAATGGTTTAAGAAAAAGTTTGTATGCAGTTAAAGCAAACATTGAACCAGAAGGAACAAATAATAATTTAAAATTAAGAATTAGATATGATTTTGAATCTACTGATGTTCCACAACCAAGTCCTTTTGATGTAGGTACTTTAAGTAGTGCTTCATTATTTGCGACTTCTTTATCAGCAGCTAGTGCTGGTAAATTTGGTACATCAATATTTGGAGCAGTAACATTACCTAGTAAAAGAATGATAGTAACTGGAAGTGGATTTTCAAATAACTTTAGATTTTTTACAAATGATACAGATGCATCATATTCAGTAAATGGAATGTTTGTATCTTTTATAGCAGGAGGAAGAAGATAATATTATGGCAGGATATACAAGACAAAGTAATATTTCAAATGGAAATGTAATTGATGCTACTTTATTTAATGATGAATATAATGAATTAGCAGCAGCATTTACTAATACAGGTGGTCATAAACATGATGGCACTCAAGGAGAAGGTCCAGTAATAGGATTAATTGGTGATGCAAATTTAGCAACTCCATTAAATAAAATTTTAGTAGATACAACTAATGACCATTTAGAATTTTATGTAGATGTATCTGGAAGTACTGTACAACAATTAAGAATACAAGATGGTGCTATTGTACCTATAGCAGATAATGATATAGATTTAGGTACATCAAGTTTAGAATTTAAAGATGCTTTCTTTGATGGTACTGTAACATTAGATGGTTTAGTAATTGGAAGTGCTACAAGTATTACAGATGTTGATACAGATTTAACATCTGTTTCAGGAAGTGATGATACACTAGCTAGTGCTAAAGCAATTAAAACATATGTTGATGCACAAGTTGCAACTATTCCTGTAGGAGATATTACTTCAGTAGTTGCTGGTACTGGATTAACAGGTGGTGGAGTATCTGGTGATGTAACATTAAATGTAATTGGTGGTACAGGTATTACTGCAAATGCAAATGATATAGCAATTGATAATACTGTTGTAACTTTAACTGGCTCACAAGTTTTAACTGGTAAAACTATTGATGTAGATAATAATACAGTATCTAACATTGAAGTTGATAATTTAAAATCTGGAGTATTAGATACAGATATAACTTCAGTATCTTCTTCAGATGATACACTTGCTTCTGCAAAAGCTATTAAGACTTATGTAGATGCACAAGTAGCAACAGTTCCTACTGGTGATATAACAGCAGTTGTAGCAGGTACAGGTTTATCTGGAGGAGCAACTTCTGGTTCAGCAACTCTTGCTATAGATACTGCAACTACAGTTGATGTATCTACATCACAAACTTTAACAAACAAAATTTTAACAAGTCCTACTTTAACAAGTCCAGTATTAAATACTTCTATTAGTGGTACAGCATTTAAAGATGAAGATAATATGTCATCTGATTCTGCTACAGCAGTTGCTTCTCAACAATCTATTAAAGCTTATGTTGATGCTCAAGTAGCTACAGTTCCAACAGGAGATATTACTGAAGTTGTAGCTGGTACAGGTTTATCAGGTGGTGGTACAACTGGTGCAGTAACTTTAAATGCAGAAGTTTCAGCATCAAGTACAAATACATTTACTAATAAAACTATAGATGCAGATGGTACTGGTAACTCAATTACTAATATTGACAATGCTAATATTAAAGCTGCAGCAGCTATTGATGCTACTAAGATAGCAGATGGTAGTGTAACAAGTACAGAATTTCAATATATTAATACTTTATCATCTAATGCTCAAACACAAATAGATGCTAAACAAGCTACTATTGATGCATCTAATAGATTAAATGCTAATCTAATACATGATGGTTCAGTAGATAATACAGAATTTGGATATTTGAATGGTGTAACTTCTGCTATTCAAACTCAAATAAACACAGCCAATACAAATATCAATACTAAAGCTAGTAATGGTTTTGCTGTTGCAATGGCAATTGCATTGTAGTTTGTGTTGACAATATGACAAAAAAAAGGTATAATTAGGATAATTCTATGGCACAAGATTTTGAAAGAACTCTGGAACGAAATATATCAAACAACTCTGGTTCTCCTACACAACTAAGAGCAGCAACAACTACTGATGATGCAATCATTGGTGTTAGATGTGTTAATACTTCTGGCACTTCAGTTAATGTTACTGTTTATGTAGAGAACAGTTCTACTATTTATCATATTATTAAAGATGCACCTATTCCTACAGGTGGTTCTTTAGAATTAATTGATGGTGGTTCTAAAGTTGTATTAATGAATGGAGATGCAATTAAAGCTTATGCTTCAGCAGCTTCATCTGTTGATATAATTACAAGTGTTGTAGATACAATCTCAGCATAATAAAGGAAATAATAAATGCCCTATATAGGTAGAGTACCTGCAAATGCAGCGATAACATCAGATGATATAAATAATGGTATAGTTACAGCAGACAAACTGGCAACTAATGCTGTTACTGAAGTTAAAGTAAATGCAGATGCTATTACAAATGCTAAGACAGAATTTACACCTGGACTAACTATTAAAGGTGATGGTTCAAGTGCTGATGGAAAAATTATTCTTAATTGCTCACAAAATTCACATGGAGTTTCAATAGCTGGACCTGCACATTCTGCAGGGCAGTCTTATAATCTTATACTCCCTACTTCAGTTGGAACTAATGGACAGGTACTTGCTACTAATGGTTCTAATACAAATCAATTAACTTGGGTAGATGCACAAGAAACTAAACCAACAGTTGCTGATGTATCTCAAACTATTGCTCCTGCAACAGCTACAACAATTAGTATTACAGGAACAAACTTTGTATCAGTACCACAAGTAGAATTTGTTAAAACAGATGGTTCAGTAACTGTAGCTAACTCAATTACATTTACAAATGCAACAACACTTTCAGTTAATGTAACTTTAGCTTCTGGTAACTATTTTGTAAGAGTAGAAAATCCTGATGGTAATGCAGGAAGAAGTACAAATAATATTTTAACAGCATCTACTGCACCTACATTTACTACAAATGCAGGTTCACTTGGAACTTTTGCAGGAAATTTTTCTGGAACTTTATTTACACTTCAAGGTTCTTCAGATAGTTCAATAACATTTTCTGAAGTAGGTTCAAACTTATCAAGTGCTAATGTAACTCTTTCATCAGCAGGAGTTTT